TGATGATGCCGGGATCGAGCAGGAGATCATCGCCAAGGGCTTGACCGCCCCGCGTGTGACGCCTGCTGACATCGAGGCGAACATCATCGACTGCCACTATTTCACCGCATGGGAAGGTGCGCAACTTGCGTACTGGGGTGATAGCGACCCGGAAAACCCGAAATCGGAAGAAGGCTCGCCAAAGAAAGACGGACCCTTAGGTCTCCTGACCTTCTGTGTTCTGGTCCTGCGCAATGGTTTCACCGTGACCGGCGAAAGTGCCTGCGCCTCCCCTGAGAACTTTGATGCCGAGATTGGCCGCAAGATTGCCCGTGAAAACGCTGTACAAAAAATCTGGCCGCTGATGGGCTATGTGCTGAAGCAAAAACTAGAGGAGAATAGATCGTGATCGAAAAAACTGAATTTGAATTCCCCGACGAAGTTGAATCCGTCAAACCCCGAGTTGGCGGTCGTGTAGTAACTCCTGAGCCTGAGCCAGAAGTTGAGATTGTTGACGATACTCCTGAGAAGGACCGTAATCGTAAGCCTATGGCCGAAGCGCCGGTAGACCCTACCGACGAGGAGCTAGACAGTTATTCTGATAGCGCCAAGAAGCGCATCAAGCACTTTACCAAGGGCTACCACGAAGAGCGTCGGGCTAAAGAATCCGCCCTGCGTGAGCGGGAAGAGGCGGTGCGTATTGCACAGACTATCGCGGAAGAGAACCGGCAGCTTAAGGGCTCCCTTAACCAAGGGCAGACCGCTTTATTGGAGCAGGCCAAGAAAGTAGTAGCCAACGAGTTGGACGCCGCCAAGCGAGCCTACAAGACTGCATATGAGGCCGGGGATTCTGATGCACTTGTAGACGCGCAAGAAAGCATGACTGCAGCGAAGTTAAAAGCGGAGCGAGTTAATAATTTTCGGCCTACCCCTGTACAAGCCGAAACTCCTGTGGTACAACCACAACAATTCGCTGCTAATCCTCCTGAAGATCGAAAAGCAGTAGAATGGCAGCGAGAGAATAGTTGGTTTGGGTCTGATGATGAGATGACTAGCTTTGCGCTTGGTTTGCACAACAAACTAATCAAAGACGGCATTGATCCACAGTCTGATACCTATTATGATCGAGTTAATTCTCGTGTACGACAAGTGTTCCCAGACAAGTTCGAGTCAGAAGGAACCGCTGATGCTCCATCTCAGCGTACACAAAAAAAGAACGTAGTGGCACCCGCAACCCGAAGTACTGCTCCCCGAAAGGTCGTACTAACGCAAACGCAAGTGTCTATCGCCAAAAGGCTTGGAGTTCCCTTGGAACTGTATGCCCGTAAGGTTGCTGACGAAATGAGGAAATGATTATGGCTGAAACTATTAGACAACCACGCGATTTGGAAACCCGAGCGAAAATGGAGCGCCCCACAAAATGGATGCCGCCCCAGCTACTGCCTGACCCTAACCCGGAACCCGGCTTTGCATTTCGTTGGATTCGGATCAGTACGTTGAATAATTCCGATCCGCTTAACGTCTCTTCAAAACTTCGTGAAGGTTGGGAACCTGTAAAGGCTTCAGATCATCCTGAAATTAGACTTATGTCTGGGCAATCTTCTCGATTCCCTGATTCGGTTGAAATTGGCGGTTTGTTGCTGTGCAAAACACCCGTGGAGTTTGTGGAACAACGCGATGCGTACTACCGCCAACAAGCGGACGCTCAAATGAATTCCGTAGATAACACTTATATGCGTGAAAATGACCCACGGATGCCTATGTTCAAAGAACGTAAGTCCCAAGTCACTTTCGGTAAAGGTACTTAATTTAGGAGTCTAAGATGGCTTACCCCACCGTTGATGCCCCCTACGGGCTAAAGCCGGTCAATCTGATCGGCGGTCAAGTTTTTGCGGGTTCTACCCGTGAGTACCCAATTCAGTATGGCTACGCCACTGATATTGGTTATGGCGATTTTGTTGCGTTGAACCGCGGCAATACCGTACGTTTATCGGTCACCGCTGCAGGCGCAAGTGGTCTGGTCGGTATTTTCCTCGGCTGTTCGTACACAAACCCGTTGACCAAGCAGAAGTTCTTCTCGCAGTACTGGCCGGCAGGTACGTTGGCGGGTGACGCAGTAGCTATTGTTACTGATGATCCTGACACCGTGTTCAAAGGCGTTGTTTGTTCGGCTACTACCGTTATTGGCGCTGCTAATACCGCACTGATCGGCCAAAACATTCAGATGATTAACAACGCTGTTAATCTGAACAACGGCAACTCCACGAACGCTATTGCCGCTGTTGTTGGTGCAGGCGCTCCCGCTATCACAGGTACGTTCCCCCTGCGGGTTTTGGACGTGGTTCGTGAGACGGCTACGGCTGTTTCGGCAGTTGGCTCTTCTTCCGGCACCGCAATTACGCTGACAGGCACAGGCCTTCCAAGCGCGATTCTGGCAGGCTCTGATGTAGCCTACATTGCGGCTAACGGTCAGTTTGTGGAGACCGGTTCGTACGTGCAAGCCAATACGGCTGCAGGTGCTACCACTGTCAACATCAACTTGGCAATCGCCGTTCCCGGCAGCATCGTTGCAATCCCAGCAGGCTCAACCATTGTATTTACTCAGTACTCAGAGATTTTGGTGAAAATCAATCACTCTCAGCACCAGTATTACATTGGCGCAGCAGTCGCTTAATAAGGAGCTAAATCATGGCTATTTCACGCGCACAACTACTTAAAGAACTGCTCCCCGGTCTGAACGCCTTGTTCGGTCTGGAATATGCGAAGTACGGCGAAGAGCACAAGGAAATCTACGAGGTTGAGTCCTCAGAGCGTTCCTTTGAAGAAGAGACCAAACTCTCTGGCTTCTCCGCCGCTCCAGTGAAGAACGAGGGTTCTGCTATTGCTTATGACAATGCGCAGGAAGCTTGGACCGCACGATACAACCACGAAACCATCGCAATGGGCTTCAGTATCACTGAAGAGGCAGTTGAGGACAATCTGTACGATAGTCTCTCAGCCCGCTACACCAAGGCTCTGGCCCGTGGCATGGCATACACAAAGCAAGTAAAGGCTGCAACGGTCTTGAACAATGCGTTTAGCTCCGCAGTCACTTACGGTGATGGCGTGTCTTTGTGTTCTACAGCGCACCCACTGGTCTCCGGTGGCACCAACAGCAACCGTCCTTCAGTCGCCGCCGACTTGAACGAAACCTCTTTGGAAAATGCCGTGATCCAGATCGCTGCATGGACTGATGAGCGTGGCTTGCTGATCGCTGCTAAGCCGAAGAAGCTGGTCGTTCCCCCTGCTTTGATGTTCGTGGCGACTCGTTTGCTCGAAACGGAACAGCGCGTTGGAACTTCTGACAATGATGTCAATGCCTTGAAGAACAATGGTTCTATCCCCGGTGGTTACACCGTGAACCACTTCTTGACTGACACCAACGGCTGGTTCCTGTTGACGGACGTGCCGAACGGTCTGAAGCACTTTGTGCGCTCGCCATTGCAGAACTCCATGGATGGAGACTTCGATACTGGCAACGTTCGCTACAAAGCACGCGAGCGCTACTCATTTGGGGTGTCGGATCCTTTAGGACTGTATGGCAGTCCCGGTTCGTCTTAAGCTGTAGACCGCATCTAGCATAGCTAGGGCGCTATAAAAAAGGGAGCTTCGGCTCCCTTTTTCTTCGGCTGTTGACAATTTGAGTACCTTTTGGTACATTACGTACTCCCTAGCTTTATACCGGAGTTTACGAAAATGTCACAAATAATTTACAAGATCATCAACCTCATCAACGGTAAGTTTTATGTGGGAAGTACCACTAACCAGAAAGTACGATTCCGCCAACATAGAAAGCTGCTTCGGGGAAACCGGCATCACTGCAAGCACTTGCAGGCCGCATGGAATAAGTACGGGGAGGATAAATTTTCCTTTGCAGTAGTCGAGGAAATTCCTAGCAGTGAAGCCTTGTGGGAAGCTGAAGACAGGTGGCTGAACCTTCATGTTGGTACTGACGGGTGCTATAACTCGGGCCGTGCAGCCGTAGCTCCATGGCGGGGGGTTTATGGCGCTGCACATCCAAACTTTGGAAAGGCAATAACCTCCGAGCAAAAGACAGCTATTTCCAGCACGTTAAAAGCGTTCTATGCCGAAGACTACGCCAATCATCCACGGGTAGGTGTTCCGCATACTGCAGAGACAAAGGCCAAAATAAGCGCCGCTAAGTTAGCAAACCCCACCAAACCGTGGCTAGGCCAAGAGCGCAGCGACGAGACAAAGCAAAAAATCGGAGATACTCAGCGCGGTGTAGCTAAAGCTCCCCGTGTGTTTACCCCAGAGGGCTTAAAGCGGGCTCAAGAGAATATGAAACGCAATGCTAAGCCGCAACTGCCCGTAGGCTTTGATGCGGTGCATGCGAAGTTCCCTGCCGACGTCCAAGCTCGGTACGACTTTAGCAATGCCGTGTACACAGGAGCCCTTGTGCGTATTACTGGAGTCGTCTGTGCGCAGCATGGCATATTTTCTCAATACGCAGCCCA